CGCTGGACGAAGGCTTGGATTTCGGCGGCGGTCTTGAGGCGTTGGCCTTCGATCTCGATGCCGCCATCGGGGGTATCGAGGGCGGGTGCTGCGTCCGGTGCGCCTTGTGGCGGGGCGCCTAGGGCGCGCTCGAGGGCGGATGCGGCGGCGGGTGCTGGCGGGGCTTTGGCGGGTGCGGCCGGGGACTCTGCTGACGCGCGGGCGGCGGCGGCGATGTCGTTGGGCGAGGCGCGGCGGGCGTCTGCCGGCGGGGCGGCGGCTTCCGCGCCTTCGCTGCCCTGCCGCCTCTGGCGGTTGAGCATGCGCGCGGCTTCGCTGACGCTGATGCTGGGCTGCGAGGTTGCAGGCGGGGCGGATGGGGTTGCCGGGTTGATGCCTAGCTGGCCGGCGGGTGCTGCTGCCGGTGCGGCTGGTGCTGACGGTCCCGGCGTGCCGGTGGTTTCGCTCATTGGGTGATGTCCATTCTACACGATGCCCCCGCCCTCGCGGCCGTGGTAGCCGCCGTCCGGGTTGTCGTAGAGCGCCTTGGCCTGTTGGATCTGCTTGGCGGTGTCCTGGTATTGCTGGAAGCCCTGGAAGGCGTTTTCGAGCGGCGTGCTGCCCTGCGGGGCGCTTGCGGCGTCGCCTAGCAGCCCATGCGAGCCGCCGGTGTATTTCACCCAGTCCACGCCGGGGCCGAGCTGGCTATAGAGGTGTCCGAGGGCCTGCGCCACGTCGGCGTTGGTCAGGTTCATGCCCCCGGTTGGCTGCGCGGCAGCAGCCTGCGGCGGCGCCTGCGCCCCTGGCTGCCAGTTGCCGTAGCCGGGGCGCGGGTTGGCGACCATCTGGGGCGGCGCGAGCGAGGCGGTGAAGTTCGGGTTGGCGACGTATTGCGATGGCCCCATGCCCGGCTGCATCAGTGTGGGATCATCCAGGCCGCCCAGTAAGCCGGTCGCCATGTCACGCCTTCCGCGTCGGCGGGGGCGTCGTCTTGCTCGGGACCGGCAGCTTGGCCTCGCCCCGCGACTTGCCGTGGCCTGCGTGCCCGCCCGCGCCCGGCTTGTTGCCGCCCTTCTGCGATGAAACGCCCGTGCCGGTGTAAGCGGTTGATTTCTTTACCATGTCGTGTCCCCTATTCCATGGCTCTCGCCAGTTGGTCGGCTTGCTTGTCGGCTTCGGGCGCGTCGGCGTCGGCTTCCAACTCGCCGCGAATGCGACTGATAGCCAATACCAGCTGTCGGTTCGCCTCGCGGGTTGGCTCGTCCTTGCCCCAGACGGTTTTCTCGGCGGCGTCGGCGGTGATGCGGTGCAATATGCGCTGGAAGTGCTCGTCGTCGAGCAGGCGGCGGGCCGCGTTCGCCGCGATGACTTGCTCGGTGGTCAGCGTCACTGCGGCGCCCCAGGCTGCGGCAGCGGCGGGCCGCCGGGCGCATTCAACGGAAACCCGGACGCGCGCTGCGTTAGCTGCCCATATGCGCTGGGCATCCGCCCGGTCGCGAGCGCCTGCTTCACCGCCATCGCCGTCGCGGGATCAGGCCCACCGGGCGGCATAGCGGGCCGTACAGGCCCCTGCGGCACCATCGGGGGTCGAGGACCGGCCGCAGCCCCCGGCGGCATCATGGGCAATCCTGGGGGCTTCTGAGGGGGTGTCGGCGGTTGACCCACCGCTGGCGGCTGCGCGGACGTCGGCGGCGGCAGGTCGCCCAGCATGCCGATCGCCGGGGCATCACGCTGCATCGCCGCCTGGAACTCGGTCAGCGCCGGGGCGGGCGAGCCATACTGCGCCGCCGCCACCCAGGTCTTCGCCCAGGCGTCGAGCGCCGCCTTGTCGCGCTCGCGGTCGTCCTCGAGCAGCAGCGCCGCGCGCTTGGTCTGCTGGTCGGCGCGGTCGTTCTCGACGTCGGCCGCCGTCTTCGCCTGCTGCACCTGGGCCAATATCAGGCTCGGATCCGGCGCGGGCGGCGGCGCGGGCGGCGACTGGAAGTCCGGCGGCAGGGCTTTGAAGTAGCTGCTGACGTCGCTGATCCCGACCGTCTCGAGCATCCTCGCGAGCGTGTTGCGGTATTCGGGAATGCCGGCCAGCGGGTTGTTCAGCCCGCCCTGTGCGGCGATCTGTTCCTGCTTCTGGGCAATGGCGCCCAGCATCGCGAGCCGTTCCTGCGGCATACCCTTGCCGCCCACGTTGACCGTCGCTTCCCACATGGTGGCGAGCGCGCGTGGGTCGATCGAGACCCATTCCCCCCTGATGCGAATGACGTTCGGCCGGTCCTGCTGCCGCGCCATCATCTTCAACAGCCCGGTATACAGCGGCGCGAGGCCCGTCTCGGCCAGCGTGCGCGCCACCATGTCAAGCCGGTCCTGGGCAGCAGCCGATTGCTGCGACACGGCGATGGGCGTGGTGGATTGCAACTCATCAACCGTCAGCCCGGCCGACGCCTTCGTTATCCCCGTCCGGCTTTCCCGAATGCTCTCGAGCACGGTCAGCACCGGCAGGGCTTCCTTGCCCGCAAACGGCTTGATCAGTTCCGTCACCGCACCCTGCTGCGCCACCCGGATGATCGAGCCAATCGCGGTCTGCCGCACGTCCGCCATGTTCGCCTGGCCGACCACCATGGTCGTCCTCGGGAACATGCTCTGCCCCAGGCTGTCTAGCACCGCGCGCATCACCCGGCTCTCAATGCGCTGCAAGTCCATCACCATGTCGGCCTGGCTGCTGCCAATGATCCGCCCCGGCTCGCGATACGGCGTGAAGCAGGCCAGCGGCGTCTCGTCCACCCGTTCCCACTGGATCAGCGTGTCGGCATTGCCCAGCATATGCACATGGATCAGCTCGGCCTTGTTGTCGCCGTTCGTGTCCGTCCGTATCCAGCCCTCGCAGTAGCGGATAATCGCCATGCTTTTGTCGTTCGGCGGCGCCCCCCGCATGTTGTAGCCCTGCGCCTGGTTGCGCGCGATCATCTCGCGGCGCTGCTGCGGGCGCATCATGGCATCCCGGTGCGTCATCACCGCATCCTCGGGCAAGCCCATCTCGATCAGGTCCGAGGCCGTCACATCGCGCACATGAAAGATCGCCCGCGCATCCTCGACGGTGTTCGCGTCCGCCACCACCCAGACGCACTCGGCCGGCACCGCCTCGACGCGCGGCCATGCCTGCTGCGAAGAGCGCGTGATGGTCGCCGACCAATACTCGGCGCTGCCGCCCTGGCTGAGATACATCTTGCCGTTGGGGGTTTTCGATAGCGCGTCGATCTCGCTCTTGAGCATCGGGCGGCGGACAATGCGCTGCGCCTCAATGCCGGGTTCGGACAGCAGCAGTTGCAGTTGCGGCAGCAGCAGCCCCTCGCAGACCTCGATGCGGCTGTCGGCCCGCGCGCCCCAGTGCCAGCGCACCCAGCCCGCCTTGCGCGTCAGCGCATCGAGCAGGCAGTCGTGCAGCACTTGCCAGCCCTTGTTGGCGGTGAACAGCGCCCAGCGGCAGTAGTCCGTCGCCTGCCGCGCCAGCGTGGTCGCCAGCTTGTCGTCGCCCGTGATCTCGGCCGAGATGGGTTCGAACGATACCGGGTCCTCGACCGCCGTGAACAGCCGCAGCAGGCTCGGCAGCGTCTGCCGTATCGTGTCCCGCACCACGGTCATGACAATCTGGCTGCGCCCCGTCGCCTCATCGCCGAACGGACGCCCGCTGTAGTATTGGCTCGCAGTAATACGCTCGCGGCTCAAGTATAAATCATAGTTCTGAGCAATCTTGAAGTAATACCGCGCCGTCTCTGCCAGTTCCGCGTCAGTCTTGCCCAGACGCTCGAAGATGATTTCCTGCTGCCAAGCCGCCCCGGTCGGCCTTACCGCCGGGCGCAGCCCCGCCGCATACTTCCGCAGCCCCTGCGGCAGGTCGTCCTCGTCATGGTCGTTCGCCGCTTCGTCCTCTTTCTGCGGCGGCAGCAGGAACATCTGAACCTGTTCCTGCCCCAGCGTCATGTGCTGCGGCATCACGCCGGGCGGCACCAGCCCAGGTATCTGCGGCATCGGCGGCGGGCCGGGCGGACCAGCAGCGGCAGCGCCCAACAGCCCCTGCATCGGAATGCCGGGCGGCTGCATGCCCTGCGGACGCATCATCGGCATCCCAGGCGGCATCCCGTTCGGTGGCGCGCCAGGTGGCAGCATGCCGCTCATCACACGTAATCCCCAGCCGTGAGGTCCATCCGCACCGGGTTGCTGTCGAACAGCCCCGACGTCATCCCGCTCGCTATCCCCAGCCCCTGCTCGGCAAACGTGTGGATCAACGCGTCAGCCGAGTCAGGGCTGGGCAGGCTGCGCCCGCGCATCGAGTTCTTGCTCTCGACCTGCATGCGACCGTCGCTCAGGAACTGATACCTCGGCGCCACCAGGTCCGCCCGCAGGTCGTCGTCCCTCGGCAGCCGCACGGCGCGGCTCTCGAGCCATTCCCTGCACCGCACCCACAGTTCGTCCCGCAGCCGCGCATACCGCCCCGTGGTGCTCGCAACCTCGGCGACGTTCACGCCCAGGATCGGCAGGTTCTGCTCATGAAGGCGGTCAACCACGCCCGCCCCGATGCCAATCACGTCGATCACGATCAGGTTCGGACGCCCCGCGCCCGCCGCGTCATACTCAGCCTTGATCGCGCCCGCGAGCTGCATCGTGTCGAACTGCCGCCAGCGCCGGGGCATCTCTGGCACGACGTTGCCATGGCGCTTGATCAACACGCTGGCATCGCTGCCAAATCTCGCAACATCCACGCCCCAGATGATCGGCATGGACGGGTCCAGCGCCACGTCCCGCGTCATGGCATCGTCCACCAGCGATGCGGGGATGACGGTATCAGCGTCCGCCACCGGGAACTCGCCGAGGACGCGCACGCGGTAGGCGTTGCTGTCCATGCCGTATCGCTCGGCGATCTCGGCGACGTAGCCCGAGGTCACGCGCTGGCTGTCGGCAGACGACACGCGCATCGTGAACCAGCGGTCGCGTTCCATCATGTGCGCGCGCCAGAAAAAGCCGCTGCTGCGGGTCGGGTTGCCGATCAGCAGCGTGACCGCGCCGGGCGATGACATGGACCCGCCTGCGGCCTCATACACCGCCTCGTCAATGCCGCTCGCCTCGTCCGCCACCAGCAGGATGTGGTCCGAGTGTAACCCGGCCATGGCCTCGGGCTTGTCCGGGCGGCTGGTGCGCGCGGTAATGAAACTCTCGGGGTCAGCCTTCAACGTGATGTGGTTCGCCGTGATGTCCCACAGTTGCCGCCAGCCATCAGGCAGCAGGTTGAACCATTTGACGAGTTCCGGCCATAACGCGTCGAAAAGCTGCGGGGCCGTTGGCGCTGTGACGGCGATCTTGAACGGCAGCCGCGTATTCGCGAACCAGCACATCGTCCAGGCAGCGAGCGCGGTCTTGCCGACGCCATGCCCTGATCGAATGGCAATGCGCGTATGGCCCCGCGCAATGCCGCGCAGCGCTTGCACCTGCCAGGGATCAGGGTCAGCGTGAAGCACCTCACGGATGAAGCCTATCGGCGCACGGTGATACCTGCTGATCGCAGTGTGAAAAGGGTTCGGCGAGGCCGCAATCGCCTGTGCCCAGTCTAGCGTCGGGGCGGGATCAACGGCCGGCGCTGATATGTCGTTCATTCGCTTGGCGGCGGGGCATCGAGCAGGCTGCCGCTATAGCCCTGACCGTCGCCCTCATGCTCGACGGTCATCGGCCCCTCGGTCTGCCGCAGTTCCAAGATCTGCTTGCCGATCTCGCGCGCGGCGGTCAGGTGCAGGTGCAGCGGCCCCAGCGACCCGGCGGGATTGCCGAGCACGTCCTTCCAGCCCGCGCGGTTCTTGAGCCAGAACATGCCGGCGACGACGTTCGGGTTGTCGCGCGTGGCTGCCTTGAACATGGCCTGCGCCACCTTGACGTTCGCCTCGGCACGCCCGGCTTCCATATCTTCCTCGTAATACTTCCGTAGCGTCTCGCGCGAGATGCTGATCATGCGCGCGGTATCGCGCTCGTTGAGGCCGAGGCCCGCCAGGTTGCGGACGAGGCGGCGAGATTGCTCGGTCGGCTCATGCGGTGGACGCCCCGCCATGGCGTGAAGATTCAGGCTCATGCGGCGTTAGCCTTCTCGGTATCGGCTGGGAATGGCTGTCCTGTGCTGGAGAGCGTGGCCTGCTGTCCGGTGAACTGCTGCCAGCGTCGGACGGCAACGTCGCAGTATGCGGGCGATATCTCGATGCAATGCGCGGCCCGCCCGGTCATTTCGGCGGCGATGATCGTCGTTCCACTGCCCACGAACGGGTCGTAGACGGCCTGGCCGGGGCTGCTGTTGTTTTCGATCGGGCGGCGCATGCACTCGACGGGCTTCTGGGTGCTGTGGCCGGTTTCGCTCTTGTGCGGCTTGTCGATCTGCCAGAGCGTGGTTTGGGTGCGGTCGCCTGACCAGTGGCCTGTCGCAGCGTGCCTGACGGCGTAAAACAGCGGCTCATGCTGCGGGTGGTAATGGCCGCGCGAGATGACGAGTTGGTTCTTGGCCCAGATGATTTGGGCGCGAATGTCGAACTCGCAGGCCAGCAGGCTCTCGGCGACTTCGTGCGCTCGGGTGCCTGAGTGCCAGACGTAAGCCACGTCGCCGGGGAACAGCGCCCAGGCTGCACGCCAGTCGGCGCGGTCGTCGTTGGTCACGGCGCCGGTAGGGCTACCGGCGCCGTCCTTCCAGCGCGATGGGTCGTTCTTGTGCGGCATCGCCTCGTTGCGCCACCCGGCCTGATACTCCACCCCGTATGGCGGATCGGTGACCATGAGGTGCGGGCGAATGCCTGCGAGTGCGAGGGACACGTCGAGCTGGCTCGTTGCATCGCCGCAGAGCAGCCGATGGCGCCCCATGATCCAGACATCGCCGGGTTGCGTGATGGCGATCTCTTGCAACTCGGGGACGTCGTCGGGATCGGTGAGGCCGGCAGTGCCTGTATTGAGCAGGTTGGCGAGTTCGTCGTCACTGAACCCGACCAGGTCAAGATTGAAGCCCAGGCCACGCAAATCTTCGATCTCGACGCGCAGCAGGTCTTCGTCCCAGCCCGCGTTGAGCGCCAACTTGTTGTCGGCGATGACCAGCGCGCGCTTCTGGGCTTCGGTGAGATGCGAGAGCGTGATTGCGGGCACGGCGCCCATGCCAAGCTGACGTGCTGCTAGCAGCCTGCCATGCCCTGCGATGAGGGTTCCGGCCTCGTCGATGAGGATCGGATTGGTCCAGCCGAACTCTCGGATGCTCGCCGCGATCTGTGCAACCTGTTGATCGGAATGGGTTCTTGGGTTGCGCGCGTAGGGGATCAGGTCGGCAACAGGGTGCAGCCGAATGGTTGGCTCGGTTGCGGTCATAGCCTGCTGCATGGTCTAGGAACGCCGAATGTGTCTCGCCGCACGATACGCCGCTGTCATGGCGTGTTGCAACCGTTGCGCGAGTGGATAGAATTATTGTGGGATATCATGCTCTTCTGCGTGGCATTTGGCGCAGAGGACGATGAGATCGGCTTCCTGCTCGCGGCCGAGGCGTTCGTATGTGATGTGGTGGACATCGAGGCGGCGGTTTGTGGTGTAGCAGCGTTGGCATTGACGTCCTGCTCGCAGCATTGCGCGGCGTCGTGTTGTGTTCCAGTGTCGGCTTAGAAGGTATTGATCGTAGGGCATTTGGCGTAGATTTGCGCTGTCGTCTTTGGTGAGTGCGTAGGCTTCGGTTGCTGGAAGGTATGCCATGTCGGTTGTCGGTTCGTCTTCGGCCCAGACTTC